ACTTGCTGCGATGCGGGATGTCAACACATTACCCGACCCTAAGACCTACGCAGCGGTAGCCGGGGCCCTTGGCACACGGCCCGATCAAATGGGTTTCAGTGTTTTGCACCCGAAGGCCAACGAAATCCGTGATGTAGCCAATCCTGCTTTTGCAGCGGGCACAGCTTTGCAGATGGCTCCTGCTGTTCAAGCTCTTGGCGGCGGAAAAGCGGCAAAGATGTTAAGCAACATGGCAGGTCAGGAACTTAATGCTGCTTTAATGGGTGAGCGCCCCGGCACATTGCTGGATATGTTCACCGCCCCGGCTCAGCCTAAGTTCATGTTTGTTCGTGCAAGGCCGGAAGCAGCAGCGCGGCACGCGGACCTGCAGGCTCAGGGCTTATCTCCTGAGCAGATTCGTGCGCAGAATTTAACGTTGGTTGATAACCGCGGTAATTTGATTGAAGAAATCAGTGATGCGCCGGCGGTTTTGCAGCAAAAGACTGCATCTGTGCAGCGTCTGTACTACGATATGTTAAAGCATCCCGAACTTGAAAGCATTTATCCCGGATATGACATGCCTTTTGTGCAAATAGGAACAACAAGGCGCAAAGATGCCCCGTTAGCTTCGGCTTCTTTTGGAGAGAGAGAAGGAATTCAAGGAACAGTGCGTAGTTTGCCGGGTGATGATGTTAGGGGCACGGTCCGCGGAACTTTGTTGCATGAAGGTCAACATGCAATTCAGTCCATGGAAGGTTTTACAGAGGGTGCAAACCCCAGTGCTTTTGTTGCTTACATCAAAGCGAAGCGCGGTATATACCACAGTGATCCTACGGTCAACGAAAATGTTATTCGGGAGATGGAAAGGGCGTACCCTAATTTGCCTGAAGTTACAGACAGGATAGGACAGGATCTTAAAGCTAGATATGGCAAAGTTTTTCCTTCAGACAAACGCGTAGGGGAAGCCCTGTATAGACATATGCCGGGTGAAGTGCAGGCGGACTTGGCTCGTATTCGCGGTAATTTGACGCCGGAAGAACTTAAAGCAACGCCGCTTGAGACATCGATGCAGCAATTAAATATCAATCCTGCCAATATTTTGCAGATGAGCAAGAGCGGTTCTCGTCCTGACAGGCAGATTGGTGATCTGGAATATGATGTTTATGGCTACGCGCACGGCGGTCCTGTGTACCGCGCAGACGGAAGTCCTGAAGAGGGCGAGCGTTTAACACCGCAGCAGATAGAAAGAATCGCGGCCCAAGAAACAGCGGAGCGTGAAGCGGCAAGCAATGCTGCGTTTATTGCGCAGAAGTCTGGTATTGGTCGCAAGGCGGGCCCTGTTTCGCAGGCTCTGCAGTCTGGTCAGGGGCAGATAGAGTTCCTCAAAGGCATGACCAACGTACCGCAAAATATTTTGGGTGCGCCGATGGACATTTCTAACATGATTGCCAACGTGTATGGCGGTGGTGTTGAGAAACCGTTCATGGGCAGTGAGTACATCAAAGAAGGACTGCGTGCAAAGGGACTAGGGTTTACCCCATCTACAGATCCAACCTTAGCCGGCTTCTATGGCGCAGGTGATCTAGGAAGTAACCTTGTCAATCCTGCTGGCGTTACGCGTGCGGGTGTACAGGCAGCGGGCAAGACGGGCGAAGCGGCAAGAATGCTGGCCCAAGACTTCCAGCAGTACAACCAGAATTTGGCAGTTCCCGGTGCTTCGTACATCCGCCGCCCTGCTGGTGGTGTGTTCCCAACGGCGAAGAGCGTGGAAGAAGAGCCAATATCTGGGTTAGATAAGTCACTAAAAAGTACGTTGGACAATAATCTAAAGTATGTTAGAGCACCAGACGAAAACAAAGAGGCGGCAAAGCAGTTTATTGATACCAAGCTGCGCGATTACTTTAAAACCAAGGCAAGCAGCGTTTCGGATCCTCTACGCGAAGCCCTGATCAATGGCCGTATTAAGATTCCAAAAGATTCTCCGTTAGAAGAAGAATTCCCACAGGCTTTGATTAATGCGTCAAGGGCAGGCGATGTCACGGCGATGAGAGAAATAGAAAATCGCTTTGACAAGATGATGAACATCAGCAACTACCGCCTTAAACCCGCAGGGACTGGGGCAGCTACCGACAGAGAGGCTGCAGAGGCGTTTAAACAAACAATTTTGCAACAGATGAAAACTAATCCGAGCGTTATTCCGGATGAATTTTTGTTGCGATTGGCAAAGAAAGATACGAGCAGACTGTCTAAGCAGGAACAGGCGGCAGAAGTTGCCGGTATTCGGCAAAAGCTTGCCGATAATCCAACATTGTTTAACACGGTGATTGAGCCAAAGATGACTCGGTTGTTGGGTGATCGACTGATTGAAAATGTAAACCCAGATAGCCTTACTCAATTTGCTGATCTTTATCCCGCTTTAGTAAATGCGCCAAAACGGCAAGAAGGAATCATGGCATTACAGGCAGATGTGCCCATTACGGATGTAAATTACATGGGTATTCCCGAGATATTTGGCATAGGCAAGTCCGATTTAATAGAAGAGTTGACAAAAATTAGTCCCAAAGATCTTGCACAGATGAGCGTGCCGGAGTTCTATGCCAAGGCTATTCCATCAGTTGCAAAAAAAGAGGCATTTAGGGAAAACGTTCGCACAGTAGACAAGTTGGCTAAAGAAGGAAAGCCGGTTCCTGCCGAACTTGGTCAATTTGGCACCAAGCAATTTTTACCTCCTGATGCAAATGGTATGACATGGCGCGAGGTTACCGATCCTAAGGCCGCGTTAATTCAAGCAAAGTTTTTGAATAATTCAATAGGCGGCTATGCGGAAGCTGGCACATATGGTCCCTTGGATAGCGGTATGACTGCGCTTAAAAACGGTGAAATTCGTTTGTTTAGCTTGTACGACAAAAATGGGCACGCTGTTAACAACGTGGAATTTGTGACACCTAAGGTTGCAAATGATCCAAAATACAGCAACAAGGCAAACACCATTACGCAAATGAATGGCAACGGCGTTCGCACGGGAAATGTGGTTCCAGAACAGTACCCACAGCAAATGCTAGACTTAATTGATGCATTGCAGCCTAAATCTATTCCACCATCAATTAAAAACTTGCTATACAACTACACCAACGGCATAACACCTCCTGCTCCAGTTATTCCGCCTAATCCTCCGGGATGGGGTGACATAAACCTAGCGCATGGGGGTATGATCGAGCGCCAGCCCACTGATAACCGCAGATATCTGTAAGGACACAACAGGCCAATTGAAAAGAACATGACAATCGACGACTTGCCCGGTGGCGATGTCGCTATTGAGATGGAAGACGAGCTACCTTCAGATATTGACATTGAGTTTGACGCAGAAACCGGTGCGGTGGTCGTGAATATTGGTGCAGAAGACGATGATGTTGCCTATGACAGCAACTTAGCCGAGGTCATTGAGCCTGATGTCTTGCAGCTTATCTCTTCTGACTTGATGTCTCTGTTTGATGCTGACAAGTCTTCTCGCAAGGAGTGGGAAGAGCAGTACAGCAAGGGCATGAAGATGCTGGGCTTCACGTTTGAAGAGCGCACCAAGCCCTTCAAGGGCGCGTGCGGCGTGCAGCACCCACTTTTGACAGAAAGTATTGTTCAGTTCCAAGCCCAAGCGCTCAAGGAATTGATGCCTGCGGGCGGTCCTGTGCGCACGCAAGTGCTGGGCAAGGAAACACGTGAGAAGTTGATGCAAGCGGACCGCGTGCGTGACTTCATGAACTACCAAATCACGACAGTGATGGAAGAGTACACACCTGACTTTGATCAGTTGCTGTTCTACGTGGGTTTTGGTGGCTCAGCGTTCAAGAAAGTCTATTACGACGAGACCAAGGGCCGGATGGTAAGCGCTTTGGTGCTGCCTGATAATCTTTATATCCCTTACACTGGTTCATCGGTGATGAGCGAGTGCCAGCGGATCACGCACCGCGTTCCGATGTCCACCAATGATTACCGCAAAGCGGTGATCCGTGGTCAGTACTTAGATACAGCGCAGATGACGACTGCGGCAGAGACTGGCCAGAGCATTATCAAGAAGGAAACAGACCGCACAACGGGTGTGGATCCTACTGGTGTGGAAGAAGAGATCTGTTTGCTTGAGTTCTTGGTTGATTTGGACATCAGAGGCTTTGAGCACAAGGATGAAGACGGCGAAGAGACAGGAATTAAGCTGCCATACATCGTAACCATTGATGAGATCTCTCAATCTGTGGTGGGTGTGCGCCGTAACTGGAAAGAGGGCGATCCTCTGTTTGCCCGTAAGCAGTACTATGTGCATTATCTGCTTGTGCAGGGCCCCGGTGCTTATGGTTTGGGCTTCTTGCATTTGGTCGGTGGTCTGACGAAAACAGCTACATCTGCATTGCAGCAATTGGTGGACGCTGGAACGCTTGCTAACCTGCCTGCCGGCTTTAAAGCCAAGGGTGCGCGCATTGCAAACGACGATACACCTTTGTCGCCCGGTGAGTTCAGGGACATGGACGCAGGCGGTGCGGAGTTGTCTGCATCGTTGCTCCCATTGCCATACAAAGAGCCAAGCCAGACCTTGTTTGCCCTGCTTGGTTTCTGCGTAGATGCTGGTCGCCGTTTGGCAAGCATTACCGACATGCAGGTGGGTGACAGCAACCAGAATGCTGCTGTGGGAACGACGATTGCATTGCTTGAAAAGGGCAGTGCGGTCATGTCGGCTATCCACAAGCGTTTGCATTACAGCCAACGCATGGAGTTCCAGTTGTTGGCCAAGGGTTTCGCAGACTACTTGCCTACTGAGTACCCATACGATGTGCCCGGTGAGAGCCGCAGGATCAAGGCGCGTGACTTTGATGACCGCATTGATGTCTTGCCTGTCTCTGACCCCAACATCTTCTCTGTTGCCCAGCGTATCACGATGGCGCAGACCCAGTTGCAACTGGCTCAGAGCGCACCGCAGATGCACAACATGTATGAGGCCTATCGCCGCATGTATGAAGCCATTGGTGTGCGTGATATAGACACCATTTTGAACACACAGCAAGTGGATAAGCCAAAGGATCCTGCAAGCGAGAACGCACAGGCGCTGGACGGCTCACCGCTGAAGGCTTTTGCTGGCCAGCAGCACGATGCACACATCTTGACCCATATCTTGTTTGGTATGAGCCCCATGATGGCAGGTATGCCTAACGTTGCAGTTACTCTGCAGAAGCACATCTTTGATCACATCCGTTTGAAGGCGGAAGAAGAGGTGGAAGCCGAGTTGTTCCAACAGTACGGCACGGATCCTGACCAGCTTATCTCTTCGCTGCAACGCGAAGCGATGATTGCGATCAAGGTTGCGCAGGGTTTCCAAGAGGTCAAGGCCTTGCAGAACCAATTGATGGGCCCACAGACCGATCCGCTGGTTGAATTGAAGAAACAAGAGCTTGGACAGAGCGCTCAGCGCGATCAAGCTAAGCTGCAGATAGATCAACAGCGCCTTGGATTGGATCAACAGAAGGAACAGGCCGATGTTCAGTTTGATTCTGCTCGTTTGGCACTGCAACAACAGGCTGCTGCACAGAAGAATTCACAAGATGCTATACGAAATGCCCAACAAGGAGCAAAAAATGCAAACCAAAGCAGCAAAAAGTCCTAAAAAAGCGCCCAAGGAGATGTCCGGAGCGCCAAAACGTGTAAAAACACCACAAAATGATCCAAAAGTAACGTATGTTTACCGAAAAGATGCATTTAAGAAGGTAAAAATAGCGTAAAAGTGTGCATAATAGCCACGTAACCTTCGGACAGGGGTCTATCTGTCTGCTTCATTGGAGTTATCCATGCTTGAATTTGCAGAGAAAGTCATATTTGCCATTCGCAGGCTTGAAAACGAAACTAAAGACTTCGTTAGCAGCGGCAATGTCAAGTCGATGGAGCAGTACAAACATTTGATGGGCCGGTTAGAGGGTTATACGTTTGTTCAGGAAGCCATACAGGATGTCTTGAACAGGAACTCTGATCAATAAAGGACCAAACAGATGGAAATGACTGCATTAGAGAAACGATGGGCTGAGGAAGCGGTGGAAAAAGCCGCCGCTGAAGCTTCTGCTCTTGAGGCCGCCAAGATTGAAGCGGCAGAAGAAGAGCAACGCATCGAAAACATCAAGGACCACCTTCCACAGCCTACTGGCTGGCGGATTGTTGTGTTGCCCTACAGAGGCGCTAAGAAAACCAAGGGCGGCATTGAACTTGCCGAAGAAACCTTGGAACGACAGCAACTCACTACCACTTGCGCATACGTTTTGGCCGTTGGCCCACTCGCTTACAAAGACACCGACAAGTTTCCGGACGGTCCTTGGTGTAAAGAAGGCGATTGGATCATTTTTGGTCGGTACGCAGGCGCACGTATGGGTATTGATGGCGGAGAGATCCGTATTCTCAATGATGACGAGATTCTGGCCCGTATCAGCGATCCAGATGACATTCTGCACATGTAAGGAAGCATATGACACAAGTACTGAACGATTCGCAACTTGAGTTTGACCTTGGAGAGGGTGAGAAGGCCACAGATGTGAGCTTTGACCGTCCTGAGGGCGACGAGAGTCCTGCGACACCTGAACAAGAGACACAGATATTCCAAAAGCCTGAACAGGATTCTGCGCCTAAGAATGAATTGGACGAGGTTAGTGAAGGTGTGCAAAAGCGCATCTCTAAACTCACCGCACGCATGCGCGAGGCAGAGCGCCGTGAGCAAGCAGCCCTTGAATACGCCAAAGGATTGCAGAACCAGACGCAGTCACTCCAACAGAAGCTTGTACAGACGGATTACAGCCGCTTAAATGAAGCTAAGACTCGTCTGGAGACCCAGCAAGTCCAGTTGCGCCAAATCATTGCCAAGGCACGTGAAGAAAACGATGTCAACACTGAGCTAGAAGCGCAAGAGCGTTTATCTGCTTTGGGTGGTGAGCAACGTCAAGTAGCTTCTTGGTTGCAAACACAGCAAGAGGCTGTTCAGCAGCAGAGCTACCAGCAAGCGCAACCAGCGCCTGCGCCACAACCCCAGCGTCCTACACCTAGCCCTCGTGCAGAGGAGTGGGCAGAACAAAACTCGTGGTTTGGACAAGACCGCGTGATGACTTATGCTGCTTGGGGCATACATCAAACACTTGTTGAACAAGAAGGTGTTGACCCCAACTCAGACGAGTACTATACTGAACTCAATAAACGTGTTCGTGATACATTCCCGGACAAGTTTAGAGACCAAACCAGACAACAGCGTTCCGCGCCTGCTGTTGCCCCTGCCGCCCGTAGTTCGGGAATAAATAGTGCGCGCCGTACTGTCCGGCTTTCGCCGAGTCAGGTTGCTATAGCAAAAAAACTGGGCGTTCCTCTTGAAGAGTATGCCAAGTATGTTAAGGAGTGAAACAATGACTAAAGTTACTATCGACAAAGCCCCTCGCGCAACACGCGATACGGAAAAACGTCGCCGTCCTTGGACCCCTCCCTCACGTCTTGACGCGCCACCTGCCCCTGAAGGGTTTAAGCATCGTTGGATTCGTGCTGAAGTAAACGGTCAACTGGACAAGGCTAACGTCTACAGTCGTCTTCGTGAGGGCTATGAACTAGTCCGTCTAGAAGAGTTGCCCGAAGAATACCAAGGCATGATGCCTACCGTTGATGACGGTAAGCATGCTGGAGTGGTTTCTGTAGGTGGACTTTTGCTTGCAAGAGTTCCCGATGAAACCATTGAAGAACGCAACGAGTATTACCGTCGTAAGGCTCAGGAACAGTTACACGCTGTTGACAACGAGATGATGCGAGAAAACGCTCACTCTACAATGCGGATTCAGAGCCCCGAGAGGAGCTCGCGCACTTCATTCCGTCAACCCTAAAAAGTTGATTCTTTAATTTTTGTAGGAGCTACAAATGGCAAACGTTAATAAGCCTTTTGGTTTGCGTCCCATTGGTAACCTATCTGCTACTGGTGCCCAGAAGCAGTATGGCTATCAAATTGCGGATAACCAAGCCGGAGCAATTTTCCAAGGCGATTTAGTCGTCGTATATGACGGTTACATCATTAAGTATGACGCAGCTACGCATGCCGCCCCCACAGGCGTCTTCAACGGTTGCCAGTACTATGACCCAACCCGTGCGGGCAAGCCCACATGGAAAAACTTCTACCCCGGTAGTGTTGATATCACATCTGGCATCATTGCTTGCGAAGTGTTGGATGACCCCAACCAACTCTTCTTGATCCAAGCTGCTGGTACTATTGCTCAAGCCGATATCGGTAAGAACGCTGATCCCACCGCTTCCACAACTGGTAGCACAACGACTGGTGTTTCTAACGGTACGTTGGGTACTCCCGCGAAGACTGCTGCATTGACTATGAAAATTGTTGGTTTGAGCGATCAAGCTGACAACGAATTGGGCCAATACGCGGTTGTTGTTGTTAAACTTAATCAACACCAGTACGGTAGTACCGGCGTTGCTGCTGACGGAGCATAATCATGGCTATTACACGTTCCCAACTAGTAAAAGAACTTGAGCCCGGCCTGAACGCACTGTTCGGTTTAGAGTACAAGCGTTACGAAAACGAGCACGAAGAGATTTTCTCTATTGAGACATCTGATCGTGCATTTGAAGAAGAGGTCATGTTGACTGGCTTCGGTTCTGCTCCAGTGAAAACTGAGGGTGCCGGCGTTCAGTACGACACAGCACTGGAATCCTTCACAGCCCGCTACACACACGAAACCATCGCTATGGCTTTCGCGTTGACAGAGGAAGCTGTGGAAGATAACTTGTATGACCGCTTGTCAGGTCGTTACACCAAGGCTATGGCTCGTTCAATGAGCTTCACAAAGCAAGTAAAAGCTGCTTCTGTGTTGAACAACGGTTTCACTGGCGGCAACTATGCCGGCGGCGACGGCGTTGCATTGTTCGCAACCAACCACCCAACTGCTTTGTCCGCCAACTATGCAAACACTCCCGCAGTGCCTGCAGACTTGAACGAGACATCGTTGGAGCAAGCTTTGATTGACATCGCCGCGTTCATCGACGAGCGTGGTTTGAAGGTCGCTTTGACTGGTCGCAAGATGATTGTTCCTAAGGAACTGCAGTTCACTGCAGAGCGCCTGATGAAGAGCACTTTGCGCACTGGCACTGCTGATAACGACATCAATGCTATCAAGTCCATGGGCATGCTCCCAGAAGGCTACGCTGTCAACCACTATTTGACAGACGTCAACGCTTGGTTCATCATCACTGATGCACCTAACGGCTTGAAAATGTTCCAGCGTTCACCCATCAAGACAGCCTTTGAAGGCGATTTTGACACAGGTAACGTTCGTTACAAAGCTCGTGAGCGTTACAGCTTCGGCTGGTCTGACCCACGTGGCGCTTACGGTTCGCCCGGCGCATAATATTTCTTCGGAAATATGTGAAGGGGGCCTTGTGCCCCCTTTTTATTTGGTGTATATTGCTTTCAATCCGGGGTTATCCGGTGTTCTGACAGTCCCGGCTGACGAAATGTAGACAGAGAACCTTCAACACTCGCATGTGAGGATCAAATGGCAAATACCACATTTAATGGACCAGTTCGTTCCGAGAACGGTTTCCAATCAATCACCAAAAGCGCTACCACTGGCGCAGTAACTGTTAATTCTTCTTTTGGTACCGATGTTGTCTACAGCACGCAGTCCTTGTCGGGCGCAGGCGCAGTAAACGTTACCAACACTTTTACCTCTTTGACCACCACTGGTGCTTCACAGGCATTGACTTTGGCAAACGGTTCAGTAGGCGAGATGAAGATTATTGTTCACACTGTGGACGGCGGTTCTGCAGTCTTGACCCCAACCACTAAGATTGGTTTCAGCACAATCACCTTTACCGCTGTTGGTGACAGCGCCACCTTGATTTACACTTCGGCAGGTTGGGCCATTATTGGTTCTCGCGGTGTGACAATCGCTTAATAGGAGGCCATCATGGGCTTTCAATATGACGTAAAAGCGAAGACGGTGACCTCTACCGGTGCATCCGGTATAGGCACCCCTCGCGCACGTATCAAAGCGGTGTATGCACTGTTAGGTGCCTCTGCTGGTTCCGTGTCGTTTAAAGACGGCGGGGCTTTGGGTACAGAACAAATAAAGTTTGATACGCCAACAAGCTCTGCTACAGGCTATTTGTATGTTCTTATTCCTAACGACGGTGTTCGTTTTGAAGCAGATCCTTACATCACCCTCACAAACGTGACATCCGTCACATTCTTCTACGGATAAGGAGTCCAACATGGGACGAGCAGCAAAAATGAGCATTCCTGAGTACCAAGGCGAAGTCCAACCTAATGCAAACAAGCAGGACATGAGCAAGGGTGGCGCTAAGCAAACAGCACGTAAGACAGTGGCTCCTTCTGGTTCCACTACGCCCCGTGGTGTAGGCTTGGCCCGTAACAAGCCCTGTAAGATGTACTGAAATGGCTAAAACGGCGGCGTGGCAGCGGAAAGAAGGCAAAAGTGCAAGTGGCGGATTAAACGCCAAGGGCCGTGCTTCTTACAACAAGGCTAATCCGGGTAAACCCGGATTAAAAGCCCCGCAGCCAGAGGGAGGTTCTCGCAAAGATAGCTTTTGTGCCCGAATGGAAGGCATGAAAAAGAAGCTGACAAGCGAGAAGACCGCCAAGGATCCAGATAGCCGGATTAATAAGAGCTTACGGAAATGGAAGTGCTAAATGGAAAGCGTTGTTTGGAACATGATCCTAACGGCAGGTATAGGATTCGTGGGTTGGGTTTTGCGGGACAAGGCTGCTGAAATCAGCCGTCTGCAAATCTTGCTCAATCGCACCCGCGAAGAAGTTGCCAAGGAATATGTGACCAAAGCCGAAGTCCATGCAGACATCAACCGTGTTTTGGATAGGCTAGATCGGTTGGACGAGAAGTTAGACCGTTTAATGGGAGCAACAAATGCCCGCAGTCAGTAAGAAACAAAAGCAGTTGATGGATGCGGCGGCGCACAATCCAGCATTTGCAAAGAAGGTAGGCATCCCACAATCTGTGGCGATGGATTTCAGTAAGGCCAGTAAAGGCAAAAAATTCAGACAAGGTGGCGAAATGAAAAACTGTTACAAAGACGGCGGTCTCGCAAAAAAAGGTGAAGGCATTGCTAAAAAAGGTTTTGCTAAGGGAGGCATGGTTGCCGGTATGGGCCAGTCTCAAGGCGATACGCTTAGCCAAAACGTTAAAAAGAGCGTTCAAGGCGATAAAGTTGCCGTTCGTGGTGTTGGTGCAGCCCGTGCCCGCACGGCAATGATCTACTGATATGGCTGTTTCCGGCGTAACCAACTTCGATCTGCAGTTTGATGACCTCATAGCTGAGGCATATGAGCGCTGCGGCATTGAAGTGCGCGACGGATATGACATGAAAACGGCGCTCCGCTCTGTTAATTTGATTTTTGCAGAGTGGGCAAACCGTGGTTTGAATCTTTGGACGATTGAGCAGCGCCAGCAGGTTTTGACTCCGGGTGTGTATGAGTATGACCTGCCTTCAGACACCGTAGACGGCCTCTCAGCCGTGATTCGGACCAATGCAGGCCAGTCTACCCAGCAGGACATCACAATCGACCGCATAGGCCGCGCTGAGTGGCTCCACGTGCCTAACAAGTTGACTCAGTCGCGCCCTGCGCAGTACTACATTCAACGCACAGTGCCGGCTAAGGTATTTTTGTATCCATCCCCTGATGCAACGCAGACATGGACGTTTGTCTATTATGCGATTCGTCGCATGGACAATGCTGGTGGCTTTAGCAATACAGCGGACATCTCTTTCCGTTTCCTGCCTTGCTTGGTAGCCGCTTTAGCGTACTACCTGTCGGTCAAGAAAGCACCGGACCGCGTCATGTTGCTCAAGCAGATGTACGAGGAAGAATTTGCACGTGCAGCTTCTGAAGACCGTGAGCGTTCTGGCTTCTTTGTGGTACCTACGTACACTCAGAGGTAAGCCATGGCCTATGTATCAGGCAAATTTGCAATTGCGCTGTGCGACAGGTGTGGCCAACGGTACAAACTCAATACGCTTATCAAGGAATGGACAGGCTTTAAAGTTTGTCCTGAGTGCTATGAGCCCAAGCATCCACAGTTGGAGCCGAAACGTTCAATAAATGAACCTCAGGCCTTGCATCAGCCTCGCCCAGAGAGTAGACTTGCGGTTACCGTCTACGTCGGGTTCACGGCTGATACTTCGTTTGCTAGTATTGGGATGATGCCGATGCCTTATGCGAAGCCTTTGTGGGCTGCTGCGGTGCTTTCACCGGTCAAAACGAGCATCATATGACATACACGGAATTAAAAGCTGCGATCATTGCTTACACGGAAAATCAGAGCTTCACTGCCACTAATTTAGCCACGTTTACAAAGCAAGCAGAGCAGCGTATTTATAACTCGGTGCAGATTGCCAATTTGCGCAAGAACGTGACGGGTTCACTGACTGCCGGCAATAAGTATTTGTCATGCCCTACGGACTACTTGTCCAGTTACTCACTGGCTATTTACCCATACGTCACTACTACAGCAACCGGTACTTCTGGACAAACAACAATTACGGTTGCAAGCGCTTCTGGAATTGTGGTGGGCCAATACGTTTCCGGATCAAACATTGGCACAGAGGCCATTGTTTCTCTGATTAACGGCACTACGATTACGCTAACTGTGGCCAATAGTGGCACAGTAAACGGTACTGTCACTTTTCAAGGCGACTACACGTACTTGTTAAACAAAGACGTCAACTTCATCCGCGAAGTTTATCCAAATCCTCGCGATATTGCTGTGCCCAAGTACTATGCTATTTTTGGCCCACAGTCAACTAATGAAACTGAGTTGTCTTTTATCATTGGTCCAACACCAGATGCTAGTTATTATGCCGAGTTGCATTATTACTACTACCCTGCATCCATTGTAGATTCTGAAACTTCTTGGTTAGGTGACAACTTTGATTCAGCGCTCTTGTATGGCGCGCTGGTTGAAGCATATACCTTCATGAAGGGCGAGCAGGACATGATGGTGCTGTACGATACGAAGTACAAAGAAGCGCTGATGCTCTTGAAGAATTTGGGCGATGGCAAGCAACGTGGCGATGCTTATCGCGATGGTCAAGTCAAATTACCGGTGAGATAACGCATGATTACAGCAGGACTTACCGACAGTTTCAAGGAGCAATTGCTTCTTGGAGTGCATGATTTTAGAACAGATACGTTCAAGATTGCACTCTACACATCATCAGCGCTGCTTGGTCCTACAACAACGGCCTACACCAGTGTGGGTGAGGTATCTGGGACAGGGTATACCGCCCCGGGTCAAATCTTGTTAAATGTTACCGTTAATTTAGGGCTAGGCATTGGGTATGTCAGTTTTACCAATCCCGCGTGGCCCGGTTCCACGTTTGCAACACGTGGCGCATTGATTTACAACTCCTCTAAAAGCAACAAATCGGTGGGGGTGTTGAATTTTGGTATTGATCAAACAATGCTTGGTCAAGAATTTATAATTCAGTTACCTACTAATGATCCAGAAACTGCTGTGATAAGGGTTACATGAGGTTTGCAACGGAATCTGCTGGGGAAAATGGCAATGTGTTGGTGCACAAGGTTGATTTTCGTGGCTTTAATCCAGAAGAGCTTGCTGATCAAGCTTTGAATAAAATTATTTATGTTGGGGATCAGTCCCATCCGGCTATTCGCGATCAGGCTCAAGCCTTTCGTGAACACATCCGTGGTGTGTTGGTGTTCTACATGAAACGCGCAATTGAGTCGAATAACACGACTCTAGCTAACCGTCTCCGTGAAGCGGGGCATTCTGAACTTGTAACTCTATTGGAGATATAAAATGGCTATTACTATCACTACGGCAATGCCTACCAGCTTCAAGGTAGAAATTCTGAAGGCCGTCCACAACTTTACGGCCAGCACAGGCAATACATTCAAAATTGCCTTGTTTGTATCCACAGCTTCTGGCTCTGGCACGTTTGGCGCGGCTACGACCAACTACTCCCAGATGGGTGCAGATGAGTTGGCTACGGCAACGGGCTACACAAGGCCCGGCAATACGTTGGTATCAGCTACGCCTGTGGCGGATGGCACAACTGCTATTTGTGACTTTGCAGACACCACATGGTCTTCTGCAACGTTCACAACGTCTGGCGCATTGATTTATAACTCATCAGCTTCTGGCGCTGCTTGTGCGGTTTTGAGCTTTGGTGGCGACCAGCAAGTAAGTTCTGGTGACTTCACAATTCAATTTCCAACTGCTGCTGCTGCAACTGCGATTATTCGTATTGCGTAAGTGAGTTGAAGTGTCTTCATGGGGCGAATATGCTTGGGGTGACAACGGCTGGGGCGGGCAAGGCGTAGTTGTCCCGCTGGACGGTTGGGGTAGCCAAGGCTGGGGCGTTTCCCCATGGGGCACGGGCAGTATCTCTGTACAGGGTACAGGTGCTGTTGGAACGGTAAGTATTGCAGTATCGGTTACGTTTGTACCTACAGGCGTCTCTGGTACGGGCTCGGTTGGAACAACCCTGCCAAAAGTTAATTTCACGCTCACGGGCGTGTCGGCTAGTGGGGCTATTGGTAATGTAAGGGCTACAGTCGTTTACACGCCAACGGGTGTGCAGGGTGTTGGGCAGATTGGTAACTTTGAAGTCAACGTAGATGATTACGTTATACCAATTGGTGTTCAAGGTACGGGTGCAATTGGTACGCTAAGCCTGCGGGTGGGTAGAACGATTACGGTTACTGGGGTACAGGCTACAGGTGCGGTAGGTACTACAGTTCCGTATGTGAAGTTCACACCAGCGGGTGTATTGGGTACCGGTAATGTTGGTAGCGTTCAAATTAGAGTGAGCGAAACCATCATCCCTACGGGTGTTCAAGGTTTAGGCTCTGTAGGCAGCGTAACGCTTGTTTATAACGGCGGAGCAACACCAACAGGTGTGGTGGGTACGGGTAGTGTCGGAACAGCGATTGCAAAGGTAATTAAAACCTTAATTGGCGTTCAAGGCACTGGACAGGTAGGCACAGTTTCAGTTAAAGTTAGCGACACTGTAATCCCAGTTGGGGTTCAAGGTACTGGACAAATTGGAACTGTATTTATTCGGGGGTGGACAGTGATTAATGATTCGCAGACACCGGGTTGGGGCAATGTGGATACCACACAAAACCCCGGATGGACAGATATTCCAACTTAGGAGTTTTAAATGACGACGCAATATACATCGCTACTGGGCTTTGCCCTTCCAGTTACGGGTGAACTCTCGGGCACATGGGGCGACACCGTCAATAACTCCATCACGCAGCTTGAAGAAGATGCGATTGCGGGCGTAGCGACAGCAAGCGTTGCTTCTGGGAACTGGACCCTATCTACGACAGGATCAGGCGCTTCCAATGAAGCACGCAAAGCAATTCTGATCCCAACGGGTTCTCCGGGAGTTTCTAGAAACATCTTAGCTCCAAACCAGAGCAAAGCATATATTGTTGTTAATCAATCAAATGCTGCAGTGGTCTTAAAAGGGTCTACTGGCCCAACTACAGGCGTTACGATTGCAACTGGAACAACGGCGCTTTGTGCTTGGAACGGATCAGATTTTGTTGTCGTTTCTCAAAGCCTTGCTAATGCAACAGGAACGTTAGGAATTGCGAATGGCGGTACAGGCCAAACAGATAAGACAGCCGCCTTTGATGCGTTGGCTCCTACAACAACTCAAGGCGATACGATGTACTATAACGGTACAGATGTTGTGCGGTTAGCCAAGGGTACGGCTGGTCAGGCATTGGTTATGAATAGTGGCGCTACAGCACCCGAATGGGGTTCTGCTGGTATTACAACAGGTAAAGCTATCGCTATGGCGATGGTGTTTGGTTTTTAAGGAGTCAACATGGCAAATCCAAATATTGTCAGCGTTACCAAGATTTATGGTAATACGACGTATATCATTGCATCAGCTAGCGCGGTCACATGGACTGCATTAACGCCAGCAACCAACTACGTCAATAAAGTTGACTACATTGTTGCAGCTAACGTTACAAGCAGTGCGGCAACCATTACGGTGTCAATCAACAGCGCAGTTTCTGGTGGTGGTACGGCTTATCGTATTGCTTACCAAGTTTCTGTGCCGCCAAATGCGTCATTAATTATTGTTGACAAGACAACAGCTTTTTACGTAGGTGAAGCTCAATCAGTTGTTGTGACTGGCGGAACCGCTAGTGCAATCGAATTGACAGCGTCCTACGAAAACATCACAGATACCTGATAGGAGGCTTTCATGTCTCTTAACAAAGTTGGCGGTTTTATTTCAGCCGCTTATAACGGCTTAAATCCTGCGCCCACAACAGTAGAGTACCTTGTTGTTTCTGGCGGCGGCGGCGGCTCAAATAGTTCAACGGCTAGTGGAGGCGGGGGTGCGGGCGGTTTGCTAACGGGTACTGGATACCCTGTTACGGTTGGCACATCAATTACAGTTACTGTTGGCGCGGGTAACCCAGTCAGTGCCGCCTCTAATGTTAATGGGGGAGTTTCTTCATTTGGCAATATTTCCCCTAAAGGTGGTGGCAATGCAAATGCCCAAGGTAGTATTTATGGCGTTCCCGGGGGAAGCGGTTGTGGTGCAAACTATGGCGATCCTGCTGGACTTGGCACTGCTGGTCAAGGAAACAATGGTGGTTTAGGAAGCGGTACATACTATTACGTTGGCGGCGGCGGTGGCGGGGCAGGAGCCGTAGGTTCCGCAGGCACTCAAGCTAATAATTACCAACGCCCCGGAGCAGGCGGTACAGGCATTGCGTCTTCTATTACTGGCGCTCCCGTTTTCTATGCTGGTGGTGGCGGTGGCGGCGTATATGAGGCTATAGTAGGTATGCAACCAGCCCCCGGTGGTGCAGGCGGTGGTGGTAATGGAGTTGGCAGGGATTCTGCTGGCAATTACATAAGAGCTACCGATGGTCTGGCTAATACTGGCGGTGGCGGTGGCGGGTATGGAAATAATCCAGCCGCCCAAGGTGTTGGAGGCAGTGGTGGTTCCGGTGTTGTAATTATTCGCTATCCATCTTATTTGGCTCCTGCGGCATCAACAACAGGGACACCTGAAACATACATTGCTGGAAACTGGCGCGTGTATAAGTTTTTTTCTTCAGGAACAATAACATTTTGAGGTTTTATGGCACAAGGTTTATTTAATCTCAAGCAAGTTAATCAAGCCCTTAACCAAAGTGCTTGGTCGAGTGCGTCTGCAAGCTCTACCTATGCCGGAACATTTAATGGTTTAACACAGTATTTAAATACAACGTCCGTCACTATTGGCACAGGTAATTTTACGTTTGAGGCTTGGTGTCTTTTTAACCCAAATGGGGCTACCTATGGTCGAGTTGGTGGCGTGGGTGATATGTACAACACTTCAGGGTTTGGGGTTAACTTTAACGCAAGTACGCTCAGACTTGAAGTTACCAGCAATAACTCCACCATCATTAACCCCACACAAGTTATTAGTTACGGCACATGGAACCATATTGCGTTGGTACGTTCTGGCTCCACGGTTACTTTATACATTAACGGTGTTTCTGGTGGTACAGCTACAAACAGTAGTTCTTTAAGCGGTAGCATTTACCTGTCTGCCGTGTTGTATCTTGCAACAATTTACTACGGCGCTGGCGAGATTAGCAACGCACGATTAACTAACACCGCTGTTTACACAACAGCGTTTACGCCGCCTGTTTCTCCGTTGACAAACATTAGTGGAACAACGCTGTTAACTTTGCAAAACGCAACCATTATTGATAACTCTAGCAGTCCATTAACAATTACCAACACTGGAACAGTAGCAACTTCGTTGGACTATGGTGTGTTTAACTCAACCCTTAAAACACCAACAGTTGAATATTTAGCAGTTGCTGGTGGTGGCGGTGGTGGTCGCTACAACGGTGGTGGTGGTGGTGGCGCGGGTGGCTTGTTAACAGGTATTGCGCCTGTTGTAGCTGGTACTTCGTACACTGTAACCGTTGGCGGCGGCGGTGCTGGTGGTACAAACTCTGGAACTGGTCAAGGTATCAGCGGCGATAATTCTGTGTTTGGTTCAATGGTCGCTGTTGGCGGCGGCGGCGGTGGCGGCTCTGATGTTCCAAGTCCACCAACATATAACTACGGTTTGTCTGGTGGTTCTGGGGGTGGCAGTGGAACCAATGGGGCTGGGTATTGGCCTGCTGGACAAGGCACGTTTGGTCAAGGTAACGCTGGTGGAAGCGGTAACTCTGATGCGGCTAGTTGGCGGCACGGTGGCGGTGGCGGGGGTGCGGGGTGTGCTGGACGCGATCAAATAGGCACTTCATCAGGCAGTGCTGGTTTTGGTGGTACTGGCTTGGCTTCTGCTATTTCTGGAACTACTACTGTCTATGCGGGCGGTGGCGGTGGCGGTGCTTTTTACGGAGCCATTGGTCTTGGCGGCTCTGGTGGCGGTGGTAATGGTGGAAATGTTGACGCTACCATTCCCCCAACTTCTGGTACTGCTAACACTGGCGGTGGTGGTGGTGGAACGGGCGGTAACGCTGGAGGTGCTGGTACTGTAGCTGGCTCTGGTGGCTCTGGTGCTGTCGTCATTTCATACCCAGATACTTTTGGTGCGGCGGCATCTGTAACAGGCGCACCAACTATAAGTACAAGTGGGTCGGGTAGCTTGAGTTTTAATGGTAGTAGCCAGTATATTACTTATGCAAGTAACGTGGCGTGGGCTTTAGGTTCAACATTTACGCTTGAATTTTGGACTTATCCAACCGCGTTCTCGACTGGTAGTAATAAAAGATTTTTTGATACCAGCAACAACGGTGCTGGCGGTTTTAGCCTTCGTACTACGGGCACGGGTTTAGTCGCACTTGATGTTACTGCCACAGGGCAAACAGATATTGGTTTACCATTAAACATGTGGACGCACGTTGCGGTTGTTGTAACTTCTGGAACACTTGCTATTTACTTTAATGGTGTGGCGCAAAGTTTATCAGGAGGTGGGTTAACCGGTATTAACGTAACCGGCACGCTTGGACTTACTGTTGGCAATTTTGGAACAGCTTCAACATACGCTTACCAAGGCTACCTGTCTAATGTTCGGATTGTTAAAGGTGTAGCGGTCTATACAGGTAACTTTACGCCTTCAATTGTTCCACTACAAGCAACTCAGTCTGCTGGAACAAACATTGCCGCTATTACAAGCACTTCTACAGGTTTGTTGCTTAATTCAGTATCTGGCGCTTCGTTAGCTGATGCTTCAACAAATAGTTTTTCTCCAAACAATGCAATTTCTATATCCCCTGCTTGGAACTCCTTGTCCCCATTCTCAGTAGTAGGTTACAAAAACCGTGTGTACAGATGGACATCCAGTGGAACAATCACCTTCTAAGGAACAGACATGAGTAACAGACTGGGTGGTTACATTAGCTCAACATTCAACCCGCTAACCAGCGGAGTTACAGCCACAGTTGAATACCTTGTGGTTGCTGGCGGTGGCGGTGGTGGTGAAAACATTGGCGGTGGTGGCGGCGCTGGTGGTTTATTGACTGCGGCATCTTTTGCTGTTGCGGCTGGTACGCCTTTGACCGTTACTGTCGGTGCTGGCGGTGCTGCGGGTACTGCTGCCGGAAGAGGCTTTGCGGGTCAAAACTCTGTATTTAGTTCAATTACCGCTACTGGCGGTGGCGGTGGCGGCTCAAGGGGTGGTTCACAATACACAGGTAGTTCCGGTGGTTCTGGTGGCGGTAATGCGGCTGACCAAGGTGCACCGGGCGGGTCTGGAACAAGTGGTCAAGGCTTTGCTGGTGGTGGCGGTTCAGATTCTGGCGGTGGTGGCGGTG